ACCCTGCCTATCTCGGAAAGCCCAAGCTCCTTAGCCAACTCAGGCAGTTGGTCAGGAAACAGGAATAGGCGATTGTCGGAAGGAGTGAGAAATGCAGAGGTGTGGGAGAAGTGAGGATTGATCTTTTTCGCGCTCTCTATGTGCGCGATGGCTTCGGCGGGTGTCATCTTAGCCTGAACACACGCCGAGGCGAACCGCTTCACTGGGTCACGGACAGGGATACAAGGATTCTCCGGTGTTTCGGCCTTGGGAACAAAACCCTGCCAAACTGGGGTGTCAGATGGATCAGCACCCAAGAAGGTTGGAACTTTATCAGGATAGAGTTCACAAAGAACAGCTTTGGCTATCGAAGATGAGCCGGACTTTGGGATCAAGGCCACATGATCGCCGCTAGGAGTGGTTAGGTATTGCTTGTGCATTAGAGTGCTATGGTGATGTTTTTCGATAAAGCAAGAGCCTCAGTCTCCGCACCTGTGCGGGTGAGTCCTTCAGTCAAGGAGACTCCTCCGTCGCACGGATTTCCAGCGAGGTTGAGAATCACCGGATCAGCGTTTATCGCCATGTCGTCTATCAGGTTGTAAACGGCATCCGTTGTCAGGGCGTTATCGTTAAGATTCGTGATCCAGCCATAGGTGCCGTAGGTGCAGCCAGTGAAGCCAACGGCTGTGATGGTAGCCAGCTTTGGGTTGTTGCGCATTAAGAACCCTGTCCTGCCATCTCCGGTAAATTCAGTCATGTTGCTGATGTCTGCGCTAACCAGTTCTGGGTTAAAGCTTACTCCCATTATGTAAACCTCGGGTGAGTTACTTAGGTCGAGATGAGTGATGAACTTACAAGACTGGATGTAAAGTTCACGGAAGTTTTCAAAACTTCCTAGAATGATGTCTGAGTAAGTGCAGTTATCGAATCGGCAACTGCTGAGGACTGCACCACTTAGGTCAATAGGGTTAATAACACCCACCCCTATGTTTTCTGCTTCGAACGTCTTTAAGAGAGGGACGCTTCCTACACGCAGGTCGAGGGGGCAAATCTCTGGATCTACGAAGTCATATCCGCTAATTGTGATAATATCCAATGCAGGAGAGTTGCGAAGATCAATAAGAGCCGGACCAGTGATCTTGGGGAGGGCAACAATGGTAAGCCCGATAAACTTTGAGAGGTCTAATAAGACTCCATCGTATGAGTTAACATTCAAGTTAGTAATAAGCCCCGACTGGTTTAAGTTAGAGCTGCGAAGTCCAAACACCACAACAGGGGCAGCAGTAGTGATGGACGTTATGCCTGCCGTGTTTAAGTTCACGGGGCCACTAGAAGCACTTGTTGCTGTCCACATCAGAACCCGATGCACGCCTCCTCCGGTAGCTCCTGTGAGAGTAATCGTCGTGCTTGTGTCAGGCGCGATAGCGACATAGACATTCGCCCCTCCATCCACGCAGTAAGCAATGCCTGTCCCGCCCACTTGCTTCGCTGTGACGGAGCAGCCCGTTCCAGTTATGTTGGAGATGAGGAAGTGAATGCACCTGTCAGGGCATGGCGGGTCAAGCTGCCTCCGAAGTGCCATTGGGAAACCCTCTAAGGTGACTCCGTTCCCAACAACAGGAACCCCGCCTAGCTGCCCAGAAACATGGTTATCAGGAATGATCCCAGTCACATCGGCATACAGAGTGTTCATCACAATGCTGCCGTCAGGGTTGGTCGTGAAGGGTTGTCCGATCCACGAAGCGTCGAGGGTCGCGTCTGCCGCTACCTGAGTCCACAGGATGCCGGGAAGGTCGGTCTGGGTGTAGCGAGTGACACCGGGAATACCTCCAGTAGTTGCGAGGCGAGCAGTGCGGTCTGCTACGATAGCTGTTACCATATCATCAGTCGAAACAGCCCCCAAAATATCTAAAATTTGAGATTTCTCCCCCACAGTAGGTGGTGAAAATTGCGGGTTGTCTCCTAAATCGATTGGCATGGTAGTATTATTTAGTTAAATGAGTTCAAATTATAAAACAAATGTATCACCATTATAATATAATAGTTCACCATTGTAGAACATATAAGTAATAATTCCATCATAGTATATATCTATTGGATCGCAGAAACTAACACAATTAAAGGCAGAACTATAGAAATAAGCTGTTCCAGAATTAGAAGTTAAATCTATTCCAGAATCCGAGGGAACCCCACACTCTAGGAAATAATACTCAGAACCAGTATTGGCTTGAACATGTGTATAACTATCTTCTTGACCCCAAAGAATGAAATCATTTGCAGAATTTCCATAATATGCGGTTCCAGAATTGGATTGTAAATCCATGCCAACATCTGATGGAATACCACACGATATTGCATAATATGTGGAACCACTATTACTATCAAAGAACATATCTGTATTTAATCACTAAATATAATAATATGAGCGAGCTTTGTGAAGTTACCCCGATTTCGGCATTTATGTCTACGAATTTAAGTTCTAAGATTGAATGCTTTCAGGCATTGGGTCAGAGAATTTTAAGAATGTTGGGCCACCCAATGGTTAATGTAGAGTTACATCCAGATCAATTACATGATTCTATATCTATGGCTACTGAGTTCTTTACGAAGTATGCAGGATATACCAAGGAATATCTCATTTTTGATTCGAAACTATACGAGCATAATAAGGGAATTAGACTAGATCATCTATACACAGTCGCAAATACGGGATTCACACTATCCGAAAAGCTAAATGATTCCACTGTTCCAAACCCAGATTTTGAAGTCGTTCAACGAGGTAATCTATATATTTCGCTATCTAACATTCCAAGTAGCCATTTTGTATCATCATCTGCCCTTTCATCAGTAGTCCCGACAGATGGTATAACTATGATGGAGATTTTAGAAGAATCATCATTTGCATCCCTAACGGCATTTGATCCTAATTTAGTTAGTTCATTTAAAGTGGCATTACAGAAACCTCTAACGATACAATGTGAGCCTGTTGAGGGTAATAAGTATAATAATATTTTCGACTATGATATTATGGATTATAGAAAGGTTATTGATATTGTAAGTTTTGAAGAGGGAACTAGTGGTGGTGTTGGGTCATTGTTTTCACTTGAGACAACATTAGCCCAACAGTCATTCTACGGATTTGCTATGGGCAACTTTGGATTTGATATGTTATCGTGGCATACAGTTAAAGATTGGATGGACACTAGAGAAAAAATGTTTGCAACCCGTAGAGATATTCACTTCGATAGTAGGACACAGTTTTTGAGATTTATACCCCAACCAAGAACTAGCTCACACTTCGTAGGTGTCCTAGAATGCTATGTAGAACGTCCTCTAAAGGATATAGTTAAAGAGAAATGGGTCTTAGAGTATGCAACCGCCCTAGCTAAAGTTATGTGGGGTAGAGTCCTTACAAAGGTTAATGGCGTAACTCTACTTGGAGGAGGAACTATGAACGGAGATGGCGTATTACAGGAGGGACTTTCAGAAAAGAAAGAACTCGAAGATATGCTAATCGAGGGTGGATATGGTGATGTGCCGCCTCCGATGTTCCTATTGGGGTGATATTATTGCTGTGCTATTGACATTTCCAACCTAAATGATTAAATATAGGTATGGGGGTGAAGATCACTACAGATGAAATAATTGAAAGATTTAAAGAAACGCATGGGGATAAGTATGACTATTCGAATGTCGAGTATTTAAAATCAGATGTTAAAGTTGAAATAATATGCCCAACACATGGAAGTTTCTTACAGCTACCATCAGACCACACTAGAGGTTGTGGCTGTAGGGGTTGTAGCAGAGATTCAAATGGTCTTAGTCGAAGAATGACTTATGAGACATTCCTAGAGAGATCTCAAGTAATACATAACCAGAAATACTCATATGATCGCGTGGTTTACATAGATAGTAATACCAAAGTTGAAATAGTTTGTCCAGAACATGGGTCGTTCTTGCAAAAACCAGCGTTACATATAACGGGTAGGGGTTGTTCTAAATGTGCCATATCCTATAGGAATAGTAAATTACAAGATGATACTGAATCATTCGTGAGAAAAGCTAGAGCGGTTCATGGTAATAGATATAACTATTCGAATGTTAATTATGTAGATTGTAAGACAAAGGTTGAAATCATATGTAAACAACATGGATCTTTTATTCAGTTGCCGAATGCACATAACAATAGCGGTGCAGGGTGTCCGAAATGTGGGAATGATGTCAAGAGAATCAAATCCAGAAAATCACCCAAGCAATTTATATTAGACGCTACACGGGTTCATGGGAATTTATATGATTACACCCCAACCAAGTATACTACGGCACACAATAAGGTTGATATTCGATGTAAAACACATGGTATCTTCTCCATAGTGGCTAGTCAACATATAAACGGGGGAAGTGGTTGTCCAACTTGTGGATTTACTGAAAGTAAAGCAGAAAGATATATCAAACAGATTTTCATTGAGAATGGTATAAACTTTACCCAACAAGATAGATCTATCATAAAACCATTAGAATTGGATTTTGTATTACCCGATCATAAATTGGCGATTGAGTTTAATGGCATATTCTACCACACAGAACATGGTGGTGGTAAAAATAAAAAATATCATTTAAATAAAACCATTCAATGCGGTTTGAACGATATCCAGTTAATTCATATATTTGAAGATGAGTATATAGACAATCCAATACTTTTAAAGTCTAAAATTAAGAACTTATTGGGATTGAATAGATATCGAATATTTGCTAGAAAGTGTGAAATACGGGAAATCTCACCTAAAGTGAAGAAACAATTTAACGAAAAGTATCACATGCAAGGTGATTCACAATCATCCGTGAATTTAGGACTATATTATAATCGAAAATTAATCCAAGTTATGACATTTTCTAAAAAACGAGTCGCACTAGGATCTAAAGCGGTAGCTGGATCATTCGAATTAAGTAGAATGTGTTCAATTAAAAATTTCAATATTGTCGGAGGCGCATCTAAATTATTAAAATATTTTGAAAATAATTACAATCCTACATCTCTTATATCGTATTCAGACAAACGGTGGGGGGTCGGTAAGGTTTATTATAATTTAGGGTTTGATATGACTCACGAATCACCTCCAAATTATTGGTATATCGATAGAAACAAACCAACTAAGAGATACCATAGATATAACTTCGCAAAACATACCCTAAGTAAAAAACTAAAAACATTCAATCCAAATATATCAGAATGGGAGAATATGAAACTGAATAACTATGACAGAATTTGGGATTGTGGTAACATGGTTTTCGAAAAATTATATTAAATAATTTTATGGAACTATCATTACCATCATTCGAACGTAGTATATCTTATGTGGAGTTATCCCCAAAAGAGGGTAAAAATACATATCGATATAAGACAATAGAAGATATTGTAGTAAAGTGTTCTGTAGTGTCTAAGGGTGTTAAAATATCATTTAGGGATTCTAAAGATAGAGAGTGGTTATATATAGATGAGTTTGGTATAATTGTAAGGAAGGGATACGCTTGGAATGGGTGTTCCCCAAAACGACACATTCGAATATTTGGATGGGTTGGAACTGTAGATTTTATCGAAACATTATTGGCATCATTAATACACGATGCATTGGTGCAATTCCAAAATACCGAACACTTTCCAATATTAAAACGAAATTGTGATACTATTTTTAGAAAAATAATGGAAATAAATAAATTTAAATTAACTAGAGTTTATTATAGTGCAGTATATGTGTGGAGTGGTTTGAGATTGTCGTCATACGATGTCACATTAAAGTCAGTAATTATAAAAGATTAATTTTTCATTTACTTTTCAACTTTTGATATAAATAACAATAAGAATGAAATTGTTTAGCGAAAAGGTGTCACCCACCTTAACTAACTCTTCTTTTAACATCATTCAAGTTGAGAATTTTGAAGAAATTCTTTTCGATGTATATGAGATTGAGATAAACAAGACCAAATACCCAATAGAAAAGATTTCCGAACACAATGGGAATCCAGTGGTGTCTGTTCCTGTGGAGGTTAAGGGGGTTAGGGAATATTATCCATTTGTTTTATCAAAGGGTAAGCAAGAGGTATTATTTAATGAGAATAATACTCTAGATAATTTTGTAGAAAGCCCCCAAGAAATTCTTGAAGAAGTGATAGATCCTCCAATCGAAGTATAATACGTGGGAACACTAGGATTAAAGAAAAACCCAAAATTTAAACAGGGGTATTATAAACCAATAAATCCATCAAAGGTTATTGGTAACTCTCCTATTATTTTTAGATCTGGTATAGAACTTAAATTTTTAAGATTTCTAGACAATAATCCCAATGTAATTAAGTGGGCGAGTGAGGAAATTATTTTAGACTACTATGACACCATACAGAGGAAATCCCGCAAATATCATGTGGATAACTATGTAGAAATACAAGAAGGTGATACACTTAAAAAATATCTGATAGAAATTAAAGATATAAAAGAGACTAAGAAACCAGATCCTAAAAGTAAAAAGAAGAAAGCTACATTATTATATGAACAGGTTCGTTGGACTAATAATAATGATAAGTGGATTGCGGCTAATAAGTTCTGCAAAGACCATAATATGGAGTTTTTAGTTATAGGACATTCAAATAAAAATGGTTTCGAGTCAGTTTCATTGAATTTATAACATTTTTGTATAAATAGTTATATGTTGAAATTGAAATTGATGGCTGAAAACCCAGAGGCGTTTGATAACTTCGAAATCGTTGAAGAACAAAACAATCTAAAGGGTCAATCTACTTTATATGTCAAAGGACCATTTATAGGTTGCGAAATCGTGAACAAAAATAAAAGATTGTATGGACTTGATGATACTCGAAAAGATGTTCAAAGATATATGGAAGAGATGGTTACTCCGGGTAGAGCTATGGGCGAACTCAATCACCCAGCTTCAGCAGATGTCAATCTTGAGAGGGCATGTCACCTAGTTACAGAACTATATGAAGAGGGGGATGGCTTTCACGGTAAGGCTAAAGTGTTATCTGGCCCATGTGGACAGATTCTACGCTCATTGATTAATGACGGGGTTAAGATCGGTATGTCAACTAGAGCTTTGGGATCTCTTAAAGAATCAAATGATTATAATCTTGTTGAAAACATGTATCTGGTTGCCATCGATGCAGTTGCAGACCCATCATATCCAAAAGCATTTGTTAATGGTATTCTAGAATCTAAAAGTTTTGTTATCGATAATGATGGTAGGTTCGAAGAACTATATGATAATTTTGAAAAAACTATATCAAAACTTCCAAGAAAAGATATGGATGCGTTTCTACGCGAACAAGTTCTAAAATTTATTAACGCACTTGGATAAATAATATCATGTCCGTTAAAAAAATCAAACCGAATACTAAAAAGCCTATCAGTCTTGATAAGGCATATAATGAATATTCTAAAGGTTCTAATAAAAAGAACCCTAAATCTAAAAAAACTGACGACGATCCAAAGACTTGGGATCTTGATGAAGACGAACAATCTGTTTTTAAGAAAATTAAAAAAGATGGTAAGGCTACTTTCGACGGACCAGAGGTTAAGCAACGTAAACATTTTGCACCAGCATCTAAAACGGACAAGCCTAAAAAAGGTAAAGGTTCTTATGATAGGAAGGTTAGAGATGAGGACGAAGAGGGTGTTCCATTGAAAAAAGGTGAGCCAGATAAGAAGAGAAAGCCCCTAGAAGGTAAGAGAACTAAAGATAGACCATCGTGGGATTCTAAGAAATTTGAGGAGTCTAAAGACATTTCAAACTTTATTGATTGTATTTTTTCAAAAA